AGTGCCTTCTTCGTATTGCTTTCCACAACACTCACACCGCCATTCGGCTGCTTCTCGTATGCACTTGGAGAACCATTTGTCTGCGGGGTTTATCTTAACTGCCATTGATTTCTCTCGCGTGTTTGTAGAAATTCAATACCATGCCTAACGTCTGAGCATTGGTTACTTCGATTCCTAAGTCTTTTTCAATAAACTTCTTGCACTTATCCCAGTCTTCTTTGACTTTAGTGTTAGCCCTGAGATTAAAACTTAACGTATTTTCTGCCATTTTAATTGCCTTCTTTTATTTGAGTCAGGAAAGGGTAGGTCTTAGCTAGATAAGGATCAGGGGTTATTGTTATCTGCATAGGACTTTTAGATTTATAAATCTTTAAAACTTGTTGTCTAATCCAAGAAGAGTTACTGATCTCACTAGGTTTATCATTCAGTTGTTCTATAACCCAGTGTCTCCAATTCTTGCCAAAAATCTCATCAATGCTTTCCCAGAAAACTTCCTCTAGAGATAGTGTAGTTCTAACATGATTTCCATTACTAATAAGATTAATGCCTCTGTGCATGTGCATATTTAGCCTCATATTTCTCACAGTTTAAGTAGTTTACGGTTATCTAAATGTGCTTGTTTAATTAATGCCTTGCTTTGACCTAAGTAATGAACAGCGTGTCTATGCTTGATTAACTCCGCACACAGCCACTTGTCGTACACCTTTAAGTCTCCCAGGTATCTACCATACTTACCCTTTTCCTTAGTTTTCAGGGTGGCAAAACCTTGTTTAAGGAACTTTTGGACAAATGCCTTTGCTGCCAATCCGTATTTCTTTTCTTCCAAATCTCTAGTGCGAGATTCGGGAGTGTCAATACCATACAAACGAATACGCTGCTTATGAAGCCAACAATCAAAACCAAGATCAATGTCAACATCTATCGTATCTCCATCAATTATTTTGGTTATCACACAGTGGTACTCATGCACTATCTTTGTCCTCTTTTGCTTTATCCAACTCGTCAGCAACCTCTAACACTCGGTCAGTCAGTTCTTCCAATATCTCCTGTAATGAAGCTATTTTTTTGAGCATATCCTTTAGCTCTTCTGCTTCTTCTTCGTTAAATTCCACTGTTAGTCTCATTCGTTTTGACTCGTTGTTAAATCTAGGTATTCGCCTTTTGCTTCTAGGATCAAACCTTGTTCTGCATAGAATTGCTGCATCCAATCCAAAAAGTAGGTCATTTCCCCCTTATCCCATTTACTGCTTGAGGTAAGTTCTGTCTTGTTCTGCTTAGTCTCAGGATTGATTAAGGTATGAATCAAAAAAGAATGTTTCGTATCACTATAACAGCGTGTCTTAGTATACCTTTTCATACTTTCTAATTCTATATCAGTGCATTTATGCCCGAATGTATGTTCGGCAGCTTCTCTTAGCCATGTGTGCATTAAGGCGTTCTGAGGTAAACCCCTAAGTGAGAAGTCAGTACACTTCATTCCTGCGGAAGAAAAGGCAATGGAACAATGCCCTTTATCCTTCACAATCTTGCGTATAGATTCCATGCAATCCTGTATATCCCTTTCGGTTGATACCATCATTGTTGTTGGCATAAAGATTCCTCATAGTTCAGTATCTCTTGACCAATTAAATAAGCTATTTGAGGCACAATGCTATTTCCTAGTGCCTTTAGTCTTGGCGTTGCTTTTTCGTTCTTTTCGGTAACTCTTGGGGGTTCAGGTGTGTGTAACCAATAGGATAGCCCATCATCCATTCCACAAACCCCACTGACATCTTTCCAGGTAGGCTTGATCTTATGGCATCCGGTAAGCTGTTCGTGTGATTCCGGCCTTTTGCTGCTAGTGTCTCGGGTTTCCTCGCTCCCTTCCAATCCCTTGCGGTTGGGGTAGGCATATAATGAGGCTTTTTGTAACGCTCCTGCATTGATGGGGCAAATTGGTTTGCTGTTGCCGTTGGGGTAGGCCACAATCCACACTCTATCTCGTTTGTGTGGCGCACCAATCGAGGAAGCTGAAATACAGTGCCATTCCGCATCATACCCGACACTGGAAATGTCCCATAAAACTCGCTCAAACCATTTCCCTTCGTTTCCAGAAAGGAGATTTGTGACGTTTTCAAAGATTGCGTAACGGGGTCGAACTTCCCCAAGTATTCGGGCGCACTCTGACCATAAGCCTGATCTTTCTCCCTCAATTCCTGCTTGTTGTCCTGCTGTAGAAATGTCTTGACAGGGGAATCCGCCTGTAATGACATCTGGTTCAATTCCATCCCGAAAAAGTCTTGTTGCTGTAATTTGTCGGACATCTTCATAAACCCTCACAGTAGGCCAATGCTTCTTTAAAACAGCGATAGGGTAAGGTTCACATTCAGCAAAAGCTACTGTCTCAAATCCCCCAGTAGACTCTAAACCGTATGAAAACCCCCCTATACCACTAAATAGATCGAGCACTTTCATAAATGTTCGCTATTCTGACCCCTCGTTAGCTTCTACCTTTAACAGAGGGTCACTATGTAGCAGGTAATCAGCGTAATGCCCCTGATCTTTCGGCTTGGCAAATCCCATCAGGTAAGCAACTCCATATAATAAATCGTCTAAGGCGTCTATTTCTTCTATCTTTGGCCCTCGAAATGATCCCATCTGAATATCTTCAATGTACTCTTTGAGCATATTGACTTGACGCAATATCATTTCAGGCCGTCTAAGCTGCGTATTACTTTCAATCAAAAGTTTGTGCGTATTTTCTATATCTGAAGTTTTCATATCTTTCTCCTGGTTTATATAAATTAAAAAGGTATATCGTCATCAAAGTTGTCAATTATCGGGCTTTGTTCAGGTTTAGATTGTTTTTCCACAATCTTATCGTCTAGCTTTTGAAGGTTGTTCACCTTGATCTGCGTAGCCTTTACCTTATGCTTCTGACCGCAATCAAATTCCTTCTCATACTCGCTAGTCTGTATCTCACCTTCGATATACAACAATGAGCCTTTGCCTACATAGTCGGCAATAAAGTTATCCACTACGTTTCCAAACGCTACGCATTGGTGAAAAGTGGTTTTTTTCTTGCCCTTGCGTTCCTTATTAGTAGCCACTGAAAAGTTAGCGATTGATAAAGAACCTCCGTCTTGTTTGTCTACTTGCTTGATTTCAGGGTCGTTTACACAATTCCCTATAATCATAGCGTTATTTACGCCTTGCATTAGGTTACTCCTTCAAATTTAAATTCATTCACATATTGTTCTATTAACTGCACCGCTTCTGTGACTTCCTCAGTCATAGCCGTAATTAGATCGTCATTCCTGTAAACCCTGCATATAAAGGGCTTCAGCTTGGGGTGATAGGACATAAAGTCCCAAAATCCCCTGCCAGTTATCCACATACACCCCTGCACCTGCTGAATGTACTTTGTGGGTATCTCCCCAGATTTATAATATTCCATGTGGATTTGTGGGTTCTTGGGACACTTAATTTCTAATCCCCCTAACATTCCCTCTTGATTAACGTCTATAAGGCCGTCAGGACTGCACCCTGCCTCAAGATTAGGATGTTTGCAGAAATCTACCTGTACAACGTCTGTGTCCGTCAGAAGGCTGTAATAAGCCCTAGCTTCGGGTTCGTAATAAGTTCCCCAATCCAAAGCATCTAATTCGTTGGGGTCGATAGCTGTATCAGGGCTGTAGGGTGACGCACTGGTTATCGTCAGTTCTGACTTATGCCATGAATAAGGCTTGCCTGTAAGCACTTCGGCGGCCAAACCCATACAATAGCCGTCAAATGACGCACTACGCTTGCCCTTGGTGGTAATCAGCTTTGAATAGTTACTAGCACTGGGTATGCCTAGCCTAGCGTCAATCCATTCCTGAGTACCCTGACCACCACAATCAACAACTCGAAAGGGGTAAGTCATAGCAGCACCCCCTGACCCTTAAACTTTGATGCCCTCATAACACGGCATCTATCACGCTTGTCACCTTGATAAAATATATCTCCCTGTTCCTCTAACTGAGCAGGTCTAGCGGTAATACTGCTGTAAGGTAAGTGTGGGTACATAGTCCGAATTTCTTTTGTGGTGATACCCTTGATACCGGACTTCAAGACTTCCTCATAAACTAAAGCAAGCATTTTACCGCTTGATACTTCATTGGCTGCGTCTTTACTGGTTTGCGGTGCTTCTTTACGCACTAACTTATAAGCAGGGGTATCGTCATAGTCTTTGTATATGCTCATTTGTTTTGCTCCAACTTGACATTTAGTTTATGTATGGCTTCGTCATATTTCTGTGTTGGTAATTTGTCCACACTGTCAATGTTGAAAAGCTCACAAAACTTCACTTTGTTTGATTTTGTCTCAATCATTAACTCAGTAAGTTCTTTCAACTGGTCGGGGGAAATGTATTTGAGCTTTTCTCTGGGTAATCCTTCACCCTGGTAGATATAATATCCAAGCCCAAACATAGCCATATTCTTTGTGAAACAGCGCATCCGAGCGTCACTGATCT